TAATATAAATGAAAATAATAATATAAATGAAAATAATAATATAAATGAAAATAATAATATAAATGAAAATAATAATATAAATGAAAATAATAATATAAATGAAAATAATAATATAAATGACGATATAAATAATAAAACTAATAAAATTTATGCGACATTAGAAACATTGGAGGAAAAAATAGAGAAAATAAATAATAAAATAATATTGATTAATGAAATTTATATGAAATATGAGTTTAATAGGAATTTGCGTTTAAATTTAACAACTTCGTATCTTATATTTCAGGTTGAAATATTGAAAAATGAAAGAAAATACTATAATAAAATTAAAACAATATTTATTAAAAAATTTATAAAAGAATTATATTCTATTTCCGAATTTATTATCTTAATTCTTATTTCTCTAGACGATTTAGATATAGGATATATTGAAGAAAAAAAAAATATAATGAAGAAAATATTGAAAGTAAAAAGACAAAAATATTTAAATAATGGGAAAATCGCAGAATTAGTAAATATAATATTGAATAATTTTAGGTTAACTAAAATATTTTTAGAATTATTTGAAAAATATATTTTAGATAATGAAAATGAAAATATAAGAAAAAATATCCATATTAAAAATTTCAAAGTTAATTTAATGAATAAAAAAAATCATATAGAAATTGAATATAATAAAAACTTAGACCAATTGAAAGAATTAGTTAATTATTTTTCAGATTTTGCGGATTGTATAAATAAGCAAATAAAAAAACAAGAATTGTTCAATTATTTTATGGACGTGAAAAAATAGATTTAAAAATTTAGAAATATTAATTTAGTATAAAATGGGAAAACCTAAAAAAAGAAAAGTAAAAAGTATAAAAAGAAATTATTGGAAGAAAGAGGAAGAAGTTTTATTAAAACAGTGGGCAGATAAAGCACAATGTTATCAATGGATGCACAATAGAAGTAGAGATATATATCAACGTAAGAATGCCTTATATACAATTCCGGTAATTATAATTTCAACTATAACAGGAACTGCGAATTTCGCCCAAGAAAGATTTTCGGATAAGGCAAAAGAGTATGTGGTAATGATTATTGGTTCAATGTCTATTTTTGCGGGTATTATTACCACTATATATCAGTTTCTTAAAATTTCGGAAATAAATGAGGGACATAGAGTTGCTTTATTATCGTGGGGTAAATTTCATAGAAATTTGGAATCTGAATTGACTCGTCATCCATTAGATAGAACTGACGCGTCTGAATTGATAAAAATATCCAAAGAAGAATATAATAGATTAGTAGAAATATCACCATTTATACCCAAAAATGTTATGAATGAATTTAATAATAAATTTAAAGGGAATAATGATTTAACTAAACCAGAAATAGGTAATGTTATTAATTCTACCGATATATATACTATGGATATGAAAGCAAGACAGAGAATGATTGACGAATTAAATGATAATGTTATTAATAAAAATAAATCAATTTTGAAAAATGAAGAGAAAAAAGATAATCAAGTTGAAAAATTCAAAAACAGTTTTTTTAGTCTTAATAGTAGATTTCCAACTAAAGAAGAAATATTGAAAAATATGAAATATATTAATGACGATAATTATAGTTCTCACTCAGACGTTGATAGTGTCGATAGTTATGAATTAGAAAAAGGACTAAAACAAGAAAATATTAATTTGGAAATAGGAAATGAAGATGAAGAATCTGAAATATCAAGCGATTTAGTAACCGAAGACAACGAAGAAGACAACGAAGACAACGAAGACAACGATGACAACGATGACAACGATGACAACGATGACAACGATGACAACGATGACAACGAAGACAACGAAGACAATGAAGACAACGAAGAATATAGCAGCGAAGAAAATAATAGTACAAGTAGTACAAGTAGTACAAGTAGTACAAGTAGTACAAGTAGTGAAGATAATAACAATATAGGTAATGAAGTATTATTATAAATTAATATAAATTTCACAAATAAATATAGGTAATAGGTATACTAACACATTAATATTCATCCAAGAACCTATAAATAATAATATTATTATGGGTTTATTCCATTTTTTAAGAGCAGGAATATAATTCCTTAAAATAAAAAATATAGCAAGTAACCAAGAAACTAAGTTTCCAAGAGGACATACCATATTTATTGGTGCTCCTTCTATTTTATATGTATTAGGTGAATGATAATGCTTAATAAAATCACTTTCTATACCTATATTTTTTAATATATTTAATATAAAACCGTGATCTAAAGCAATATTAGTTTTGAAATAATTTAGCATATAAATAACGTAAATTGATTCTATTATACTAATTAATAAATTAGTTTTTGGTAATATTTTTGTATTCAGTGTATCCATTATATTCATTTTATATTTTTTATATATATATATAATATTAATGAAACTATATGAAGATTTTATGAATGAATATTTTAGTTTAGCACCATTATCTGCGACTTATATAGGTATAAATGATTATAATGATAAACTAATAAATTATTATGAAGAACTTGAAAGAATAAAATATCAAAAATTCCTTAAAAAATATATTAGTTTAGTTAATCAAAAATTAAAACTTAGTAACACTGAAAAAAATAAACATTACCTAAAAGTTTTACAATATCGATTGAAAATGGATTTAGAAAGATATAAATATAATTTTCATTACTTACCTATTGACTCATTGCACAATACAATTTTAAATTGGGTAGAACATTGTTCTGGAAAGAGTTATATTCCTCTTAAAAGTATGAAGGATTTTAAAAATTTTCTTAGTAGAATGAGAGTTTATTTAGAATCAATAGATAGTATGATAAATAGGATGAAAGACGGAATTAAAAATAAAATAACACAACCTAAAAAGGTAATGAAAAAAGTTTTAGTAGATTTAGAAAATGTTCTAAAAAATAAAGATTATTTACTAAATGAATATAACAGTACGAAACAAGACAAAATACCTAAATCTGTTTCCGTGGAATATAATTTAATAATAAAAAATTTATTTCCTTTACAAATAAAAAAACTTAGAAATTTTATTCAAAATACTTATTTGAAAAATTGTCATAATGGTTTCGGATTATTAGCTTTTAAAAATGGTAAAGAAATGTATAATTACTTAGTAAGATACCATACAACTCTCAAAAAACCAAATATACCCGAAATTCATAACTTAGGTATAAAAGAAGTAGAAAGAATAGAAGAAATTATTAATCAATTATTTATAAAATATAAAAAGATATATCCAAATTTAATAAATCCTAAAAAATTAAATAATTTAGCACCCAAAGATATAAAAGATATTAAAGTTAGAGAAAAAATATTTTATAAAGATGAAAATGACATTTTAAAAAGTTTTAGGAAACTTCAAATACAAATAGATAAATATGTATTACCTAAATATTTTAGTAAAAATGATAAAATTAACACTAAATACCAAATAAAAAGAATACCCAAATTCAAAGAGAAAAATAAAGGAGGTGCTTATTACCAAAGAAGTAGTTATGACCTAAAAAGATTAGGTGCTTTTTATATTAATATAGGTAAAATAGACCAAATCTATAAATGTAATAGTTATTCATTATCAATTCACGAAGGTAATCCAGGACATCATTTCCAAACAAGTTATTCGAATGATATGAAAAATCCATTATTTATTAGTTTTTATGAAGATGAAACAGCATATGTAGAAGGTTGGGGATTATATGCGGAATATTTAGGCAGACAATATTTATTAGAAGAAGAAAAAGAAAAAGAATTAAATGAAGAACAAGTATATAATTTATTTGGTTCTTATAATATGGAAATGTTAAGGGCATTAAGGTTAGTTATTGATACAGGAATACATTATTATGGATGGGATTTTAAAAAATCATTTAATTATATGAAAAAATATAGCGAATTAGGTGAGAAGGAAATGGAAAATGAAATTTATAGATACAGTTTATATCCAGGTCAAGCACTAGCATATAAAATAGGTGAATTAAAATTTAAAAAAATGAAAGAAGAAGCAATTAAAAAAGGTAAAAATATAAAAGATTTTCACCATAATATATTAAAATATGGTTCAAGACCTTTATGGATGTTATAATTTAGAAACCTAATTCTTGATAAACTATATCTTTATAATTTGTAAATCTTTCTTCCATTTCACTAATTTTATCTTTAAAATCGAATAATTCCATTTTTTCTTTCACTAATGGAATTTTATTGACTAAATCAAATTCTTCTAATATTTCGTCTATCATTGTTTTATTTTTATTTTTCAGGCACCAATCTGTCTTATTGAATATATTAGTTCTTTTGCCATAAATATCATTTTCATCAATACTCATTAATTCTCCAGATTCATTTACTAAAATATTTCTTAAAATATTATCACTTGCCCTAAATAATCCGTCAAATAAACGAATTTTAAAACATTCTTTTTTTACAGAAGGATTTGTAAGAAATCTTTTATTTTTACCTAAATCACCTAAGTTTAAGAAATTTTCCATCATACAATATACACTTTCCTTCTCTTCCAATTTCCAATTTCCTACTAAAGTTTTAATTTTCTTATCCTTTTGTTTTAGAGTTCTATTACTTCTTATTCTTCTCATACCTAAATCTTTTATATTAAAGTGTTTCTTTAGAATATCTAAAAACATATAATCCCTTCCACAATTAAAACTCTCTCGCATTTCTTTTAGAATATATGTTTTACCCTTGTAATCAACTCTTATACAACATACCTTTAAACCACATACACCGTCTTCTAATACTTTTATATTACTAAATCGTTGCCACGCTATATTCTTTATTCTAATATCTTTATGAGGTTTAATTTTTTTTTCTATACCCTTTTTAATTTTAATTTTTTTTTCTTTCAATCCAGATTTATCTTTACCTAAACCTTTTTCTTGATTAGAAATTTGCCCATTTTTAACGTCAATGTAGAATTGTCTATATTCTTCTCCAATTGAACCTAATATGCTTAAATCTTCGTCTATTACTAAACTGCCGACATTTCCAAATTTAGCAATACCAAATTTTTTATTAACGTGATAGTCATTAACAATAAAGTCTTCATTTATTTCTATTTTCTTTCTATTGCTGAAATATTCTTCCAATGAAGGTTGTTGAAATACATATGGTTCATTAGATAACCAATCTAATTCTTTATATTTCCAAACAAATAAACATATCCAAACACTAAAGGCTCTTCTTTCTGTCATTTGTTTTCTAAAAACCATTTCTTTCGCAAAATTAAATATTTTTTGGAAATGTTCATTATCTTTAAATTTATCTTCCATAATTTCCCATAATAAATATAATGCGTCTTTTCTTCTATACCTAGAACCAAATTTTCCTTCTATTTGATAGACGATATTATTGATTTCAATTAATTTCATATCATTCGTTTCTAAGAATTGAATGAATAATTCTCCTAACTTGAGTAATTCATCCGTATCTCCTTTCTTTTGATATTTTTTGACTTTATCAATATTTATTTGGGTAAAATCAATATCTTCGTATTTGAGACCATTATATTTAACCCAATTATTAACATAACTGGCTATTCTACCTCGTTTACACTTTTTAATAATATCACAGAATTCCAATATTTTAGTTATTTTTTCGTCCATATCTAAATCTTCTAAGTTTTGTATTATATCTATCGCATTACATAAATTATCTATTTCAGTTATAACAATCTCTTCCATTAGTAATATTTTAAGTCTATTAATAACATTAGTTAGAAGTGCTTTTCCTTCTTTATGGTAACCAAATATAAACATTTCAATAATACTCCATTCTAATTTATCAAATATACCTCTTCTATAACACTTACAAATCGCACTTTTTAAAATGCTGGGTTTATATCCATAATAACTTTTACCATTAAATATGGTACACGTTAAATTTTTTAGTAATTCCTGATTTAAATATTCCATTTATAAAAGTTAGTAATCTTTGATAAATATAATCAATTTTTAATATATTTAATTATTATATGGATCTATCGGTAGAAAAAGTTGAAAGGGTTTGATTTGTAAAAAAAAATTGATTTTTTTAATATAATTAATATTTAATATAAAATGGATAATTTTAACGATTCATACCGAAATCAAATTAACGTGGCTATTTTTGGTCCAGTTAGCGCAGGAAAGAGTACTCTCTTGAATGCATTATTTGTTGCTTCATATTCCGATATGAAACTCAAGAGGACTACTATGACACCACAGGTATATTTTGAAACAGAATCTATAACAAAAAAAGATTCGGCAAAAATTAAACAAAAAAATAAGGAAATTAATGATAGGTTGTATAAGAAAAAACCAGAAGAATTAACTCTAGAAGATATCGACGAAACTCATTATATCGTTCCTAAAGTTAAGGATTTAGTTAATTTGGAACCAAATGTTTACCTAACAGTTTATGATATTCCAGGACTTAATGACGCCAAAACGAAAGACGTTTATTTCCAATATATGGATAATAATTTCTACAAGTTTGATGTGATACTCTTTGTTGTAGATATTAATTCGGCACTCAATACGAGTGACGAGATATGTATTCTTGATAAAATTCTTACTAATTCTAAACAAAATTTTGAAAAATATGGAATTCATAACAAACTAATTATAGTTGCTAACAAATGTGATGATATTAGTTATAATAAGTCTAAAAATCAATATGATTTCCAAGACGAAGAACTAGAAGAAATGTATGATCAAATTAATGATACAGTTGAGCAAAGAGTAGAAACTATTTATTCTGATATGGATTATAAAATTGTTCCACTTGGTTCAGAAGATAGTTATATTTACCGAATGTATGATGAAAATCCAGATTATGATTTGGATATCAAACATATTAACAAGTTTGGTTCCAATGAATATGGGAAGAGTCGGTGGAACCGACTTGGGGAAAAAGAAAAGAAGAAGGTAATTCGAAAACTTATGAAAGAGATGGATATTAAGGAAACGCTAAAGCATACTGGTTTCAGTGGTTTTAGTAATACACTGAATCATTATTTGGATCATATGAATCAGTATACTTATTTAATGAACCATATAAAATATGGTCTTCATAATATCAAAAACTTTAACAAGTTGGATATTGTAGACGATATTCAGGTATTCTTTGGATTCTTTAATAGAACTAATGAATTAAATCAAGTTTATAAGAGACATATTGGGAAAAAGTGTTCTAATAAGATATTTCACACATTTATAAATGAATATTTGGAACATTATAAGACACAGATTGTGTCACAATATATTGATATTTTAAATAATAATATTAAGTTAGAAACTCACATTACTCAAGTTGAGCAGATTAAAGATCAATTTGATAAGTTCAGTGGAATGTTTAATACGGAATCAAAAAGTGTAGAAGAAATTAGGAATATTGTTACAGATAGTCTGAACAACTTCTATGTTTCTAACATTACGAGTAAGCAGAAGGGTGTTTCGACACTATTTGGGTTTCTTGATAAACTTATTAGTAATGCGTTTAAGGTAACAAAGGAGCTGATTTACGATATCTTTAGTAATAATGATATGAAGACGAAGACAGGGGAAGATATTATTAAACACCTTGAAATTTTGGAAAGTAAAAATCTTATTGATGGTCGAAAGAAACAGGAAATACTCCTTAAATTTATTAAGGAAATCTATGAATCACCAACGGTGGGTAACATTGGTTCTATTCCTACAAATATGAGAGCGTGTTATTTCTATCACGCTGACCTTTTCTGGACTCGTATAATGATTAGGGAATCTATTTCTGATACACGTATCAACACATTGACCTTTCTTTCGAAAAAGAATATGTGTAGTTTTATTACACAGGATAACCAAGAATTTAATGATTCTTCTAAAGATGTTCTCAAACTAGAACATTATCTCTATTACCTATTAACCAATAATACAACTACTGAAAAAGGTAAGTCTAAAAAGATGGTTAGTAGACAAATGTCTAGTAAAAAAAAAAGTGTAGTTTCATCAGATAGCGATTCTGGAAATCTAAGCGATGACGCCGACGAAAATCTTGCTATGATGATAAATGGGGTGTAAATCTTAATTTAAATAAAATTGATTAAATACTAAATTTTTTTACTTTTAAGAAAATGTTTAGCGTCTTTGTACCGTATTATTATCCAGAATTATCAAAGGATATAAAAATTAATGATTTAGAAAAACTTAATAAGAAAGATTGTATTAAAATCATTAATAGAAATATTTTATCGAAAGAAGAAAAAATAAAATTTATATTTAATTTAATTACACAAATTTATAAAAATAAAACCGTTACAGATAAGGAAAAATATTTCTTTTATGCTGATAAATTTTGGTCAAATATAATTTTAAATCAGACGATTAAAATGAATGTCTCTAAACTTGGTTACTTATCAAGAAAATATTTATGCGAATATAAAAATTTGAATTTAAAATTTAATGAACCAATTGAAAATGTGTTAGTATTAGAGTTTTATTTACTTAATCTTATTACAGACGAATCATTTATTTCAAGAATTATGGAGTTTTTCCGAAATTTATTTACATAAATAATAATATTTTATAATATTATAATGGCCAAAGGAAATTATTTTGCACCATATAAAAATTATTTATTATTAGGAATGTTTTTCTTAATTATGATAATAGTATTATTTTATTTTTTAATTGCTCTCGGAATTAAAAAAGGAGTAAATAAGAGAAAACAAAGAAAAGGGTTATAATAAAATAATATATATAAAATTGAATTTAAAAATAATAGTATAATAATCAATAAACAAATGATATCAAGATGTCGAAATATGAAACATATAAAAGAAGTAGACCAGATGGTCGACTGAATATAAACCCAAAACAATGGGCAGACCCCTTTGGTAGGTATAGTATGCCCCCGTGTGAATTTGTTCATAAGGGAAAGGGAAAGGGAAAGGGATTAAATGGATCGATGACACTGTTACCCAATATAGATAAAATATCTAATGCACTTAAGATAGAGGAATGTTATGTTCTTCATTTCTTACAGTGTGATTTGGGGACAGACGCCATTAAGAAAGAGATTACCTACATTAAGGGTATATATGAACAGGATACGTTACAGAAATCTCTGGACCGATTCATAAATACCTTTATAGTGTGTCCGAGTAAAACGTGCGAAGACGTTGGGACTAAACTAAAGGTATCTGGAAAGAAAAAAAGAACAGAAGTGATTATAAGTTGTAGTGCTTGTGGCAAAACAAGTGCAATCGTAGCGAAACGAACAGCAGAAACTAAACTTTGTTCTTATATTATAAAACATCCACCGGCGAAGGATAAATCATTAAATATTAAAAAAGATAAATACCCAAAAAAAGAAGATTTTGAAAATGTTCATGTTGAATCCGCGGGTGCGGAAGACGATGACATTGATGAGTTTTCTGTCGATACTAGTCCAGAAGCAGTTGCGAAGAGAGCAGCCGCGGAAGGTGTTGGTATGGTTGCTGGGATAGTTGCTTGTGCGGAACAAGAACTGTCACAGTCGGAAAGACTGGATTTGTATTACAAATTTGTAACTCAAGCAAACCCAACCACGCCAGGTATAATTACAGAAGCAACAAGATTAAACTGCGGAAACAGAGCAGTATTGGTTTTGTTAAAAGCTTTCTGTATAGACAATAAAGAGTTCTACACTAGTCCGTGCATTGTACTAAATAAGCACATTGATTTACTAGGACATTTTCTCGAAGATAATCATAAAGCACAATTCAATTTCCTGGACAGGTTAGAGAAGTTGTGTCTTATCAAACAAGAACTGGTACCAAAGTTCTTACGTATATTGGTGAATCTTTATGATAATGAACTTATAGAAGAAGAAGTTATTTTGAAATGGAATACACGCAAATCAAGTGATCCAGTTTCAATAATCCTTCGAGAAAAGGTGTTGTCTTTTATAGACTTCTTAGAGGAAGAAGAAGTTGAAGATACCGATGAAGAAGAAGAAGGAGAAATAGTTTTTGCGAGTACAAAAGCTGTTGAACCTACTCCTCTTGCTGGTCCAGTAGAGGAAGAAGACGATTCATTCATCGATGATATGTAATTATGTATACTTATGTATAAATAAGCTTAACCTAAGCTATTTTTAATTTATATTTATTTTTAATGAATTTTCTACGAAAGAAGAATGTGAAAAAGTTAGTATTAATAATAGTCTAAAATAAAATACTAAACATAAGTAGGATTTTCAACTATATTATTTTTTTTATTATAAGCAGTATCATTTAAATTTATACATTCATTTAAATTTATAGCAGCCTTTACAGTTTGTTTCATTAACATAGCAATAGTCATAGGACCTACGCCACCTGGAACTGGAGTTATATAATTTACTTTTTCTTTTATATCTTCAAAATCCATATCACCGACTAATCTATAACCTATTTTTTTAGTATTATCTTGTATAGGACTAATACCTATATCAATAACGTCAACATTTTCTTTTATCCAATCTTTTTTAATCATTTGAGGTTTTCCGCAAGCTGAAATTAAAATATCTGCTCTTCTGGTAATGTCTTTTATATTTTTAGTTTTGATATGACATACTGTTACAGTTGCTTCGGCGTTTAATAACATTAATGATAATGGCAATCCAACAATATTACTTTTACCTATCATAACAACATTTTTCCCCTCTAATTCAATATTATAATATTTGAAAAGTTCAATAACACCGAGAGGAGTACAAGGTAAAAATAGAGGATTTGTATTAAGTGCAAGTTTTCCCATATTGGCATAATGGAAACCGTCTACATCTTTATTAATATCAACTTTTTCTAAAACTTTAATTTTATCGATATGGTTTGGAAGGGGTAATTGAATGAGAATACCGTGAACGAATAAGTTTTGATTTAGTTCTTCTATTTTCCTTAAAAGTTCGGTTTGTGTTATTAATTGACTTAATTTAATTAATTTACTTTCAATACCTAATTCTAAACATTTTTTATGTTTCATATTTACATAGGATAATGAGTCCTTTCTTTCTCCTACTATAATAACAGTTAAACAAGGTATAATATTATTTTTTTTTAAATTTATTATTTCTTTACTTAATTCTTGATATATTTTTTTGGAAACTTCTTTGCCGGCAATTATTTTCATTTATACTTTTATATATAAAAATTTTTAAATTAAAATATATTGAATTAAAATATATTATATTAATATATGCCTAAAAAAAATAGTAAAAAAGTAATTAAAAATAATAAATCTAAAAATAATAGTAAAGTAAATAAAAATAATAAATCTAAAAATAATAGTAAAGTAAATAAAAATAATAAATCTAAAAATAATAAATCTGGAATTGTTAGAATATTAGAGTGCGGTAAAAAGAAATGTTCGAAGGTTAAAAATACTAAATCTTGTATGAAAAAACATTGTTTAAAATTAATAAATAATACTTCATTAAATAATATGAAAAATAAAAGAGATAAAATACAAAAACTTAAAGAAAAAACAAAAAAATGTAGTATAAAACATTGTAAACAATATTTATTAGATAAACCTAAAATGTCTTCTTGTATAAAAAGTAAATGTAAAAAAGAAGTTCAAGAATTTACTAAAGCTATGTTAGAATAAATACATATTAATAAATAACAGTTTGTGCCCATTCATAATGTAATAATATGGATAATGGTGCGAATATATGAAATAATCCGGTTCCATATTTAAAATTCATTAAATAATCTTTAATTTTGAAATAAAATCCAAAAAGAATTGAAATATTACCTAAATAATATAAATACTCATTACCCGTATTTTTATATTTTAAACATAGAAATATACCCATTATATTTTCTAAAAAAAATAATATAACAATCCTGGCATTATTTATAAAATAATATCTAAATACTCCATATAATACTATAAATATATTTAAGTAATCAGTATATTCTTTATACACTAATGAAATATAAAATAATGATAAATATAATAAATGTATTTCCATAAATAGATTATCAAATTTTCTAATTATTTTTTTACCAGTAGACCACCACATTATACTAAATAAACCTAATATATTTATTATATTGCCTAACCATATTGAAGTTATTTTATTATATGATGTATTACTTTTTAAAATTATATAACAACCTATATTTAAAAGAAATGAACTCGAATATGTATTAATTGGATATTTGATTAATTTATTGTTCATTCTTTTTTCGGAAGAAGAAATAAATTTAATAGGGGAATTATCTTTAAAATATATATCCCATACTTTACTATCTTTATAATATTTACTTAATTTATAAATAAAAAATGGTATAATTATTGTTCCAATTATAAAAGAATATAAAATATTATATAAATTTATATCATATAAATTTATAGTATTTATATCTATAATTGTTTTATTTATGTAATATTTAATAGTAGTTAGTTGAATATAATTCAATAGTAAATAAAAAAATAACATATAACTGAAAAAATTTAAATTATTTACATTTATATATCCAAACCGACTATATATTTTTTTTATTACTTGTACCAATTCTAAATTATTATTCATAAACAAATATATATAAATAAATTTAAATAATATTTATAAAGATTAAATTATTTTTGTTTCAAGTAATTTTATCTTTTTATTTTTCATTTTTTGTTGTTGTCTTGCTTTTTTAATACATTCACAATAAGTCCATTGATGTAAATTATTTATTAAATAACAACTTCTACTACAAATCCTATTATATGTATGTCCTGTAGGAGAATGTTTTTGTTTAATAGGTATAGATGGTTTTTTTAAATTTTTAAGTTTTATTACTTCCATAATAAAATATTATTTATGTTTAATTTTAAATATTGATAATATTATTTATAAAATTGATTAAAATAAAAAAAAATAAAATAAATGTTATTATGTCTTCATACAAAGAAACAAGTATATCTTTATCATACGCTACATTAATACAACAAAGTAGTACATATGGATTAAAAACAGTTATTAAAAATCAATATGTTCATGGAACACCTATTTATAAAACATTTAAAAATTTATATTACAGTAATGATCTTCTAAGATTTTATAGGGGTGTCATACCTACTATTATAAAAGCAATAATAGGAAGAAATTCTGATATATTATTTCATAAGTTTTATTCTGAAAAATTTAATTTAAATAAAGAACAAAATGCTTTAATTAGTGGTTTAACAAGTAGTATAGTTAAAGTAAGTTTCATACCGTTGGATACAATAAGTAATTTATATCAAGTTCAAGGTAAAAAAGCAAAAGATATTATTAAAAAACAACATAAAAATGAAAAATATTTCTTTTATAGAGGAACAATGGCATATATGACTTTATCGGGAATAGGTTCAAGTGCTTGGTTATATACATATTCTTATTTAAATAATAAAGAATTACATAAAAATAAAAATATTAATAATGCCTTAATTGGAGTATCCGCTTCTATAATGTCGGATATAGTAGTAAATCCTATTAGGATTTTGAAAACTTATAAACAAAGTAATAGTGATTATATAAGCTACAAAAATATTATTAAAAAAATTACTCTATCAGATAAGAATTTTATAAAATCGTATTTTCGCGGGTATGGTTTGAGAATGGGATTAAATGCTTTTAATAGTGGATTGTTTATGGTTTTATGGAAACAATTTGAATAAGCTTTTATAAAAGCTTCTACGCTTTGGTTAAGCTTTTATAAAAAGCTTCTACGCTTTGGTTAAGCTTTTATAAAAAGCTTCTACGCTTTGGTTAAGCTTTTATAAAA